GCCTCAACAGGCGACAAGTACGACCGCGCCAAGTTCATCTACCGCAAAGCAGCCCAAGCTCTCAGCGCAGGTCACCCTCTTAAAGACGAAAAAAACAGAGCAACCCCAGCCGCGCTCCAGTTCAAACGCTGGGCAGCCAAAGTCCCGCAAAACCAAGCCGACCTCCAAGACCTCAAGGCGCTCGGTGCAAGGCTAAAAGCGAGACATAAGCCAAAGTGAAAAAATGTGCTGTTTTTGTGATGGTCAAAGACGAGGGGTACTTCCTCCCAAAGTGGTTGGGGTACTACAAGCAGTTCTTTAAGCCAGAAGATATTTATGTGCTTGACCATCAGTCCTCGGACGGGTCAACGCAGGGGTTAGATGTCAACGTCATCCCCGTAGAAAACGAGGTTGCCGTAGACCACAACTGGATTGTGCAGACCATCAAAAACCAGCAACAGGAACTACTAAAATCTTACAAAAGTGTCCTGTTTGCCGAGTCTGACGAGATTGTTTACCCCCTATACCAGCCGTTAGACCAGTACATAAATTGGTTTAACGACGCAGAATACGACTACGTCACCTGCATTGGGCACGAAATGATGCAAAACCGAGACACCGAACCGGCGCTCTCAGACGAAGAAGAAATCCTGCCAAAGCGCAACCATTGGTTCAGGCATCCCCTATACGACAAGACGCTACTCTCCAAAGTCCCGCTAAACTGGGCGTGGGGATTCCACAGCCAAGAGAAGCAAAACGTGTTCAAGCGCGGGCTGCATTTGTTGCACCTGCACAGGCACGACTTCGAGATGATGCTGCGCCGCCACGAAATGCGGGTGGCAAAGTGGAAGATAAAAGACGACGGCAACGCGAGTTACCAATTCAAACTCTCTAGCCGAGAGGAAGTAGAGAAATACTTTTACGAACAATGTAAGTCCCCACAAACCATCCCTCCGGAACACAAAGCCGCCATCCGTGGAATATGACTATGTGATTGTTGGCTCCGGCTTCTTTGGGGCAATCTGCGCTTACGAGTTAAAAAAGCGCGGCAAGCGTGTGGTCGTTGTTGAAAAGAGACACCACATAGGCGGGAACGTCTATACCGAGAACCGGGACGGGATTCAGGTTCACGTTTACGGCCCCCATGTATTCCACACCTCGGACAAAGAGGTATGGGATTGGGTAAACCAGTTCGTAACCTTTAACAACTACCGCGTTCAGACCGTGGCGATGGTTGGCGGCAAGGCGTTTTCCCTGCCGTTCTCCATGTGGACATTCTCAAAGCTGTGGGGAATATCCACGCCAGAGGAAGCAAAGAAGATTATTGCGGCGCAAACCGTAATTTCTGGCGAACCTAAGAACCTAGAGGAGCAGGCCATTATGTTGGTCGGCTCCGAGGTCTACCGCAAGTTCATAAAAGGTTACACAGAAAAGCAATGGCGCAAGCCAGCAACAGAGTTACCGGCGGCAATCATCCGAAGGCTTCCTGTTAGGTTCACATACGACAACAACTATTTCTTTGACACCTACCAGGGCATCCCGATAGGTGGGTATACCCAGATATTCGAGAAGCTGCTAGACGGCGTAGAGGTCAATCTAAACACCGACTATTTCGCCAACAAGGGGTTCTGGGACTCTAGGGGTAAGGTTATCTATACCGGCCCGATAGACAGGCTCTTTGACTACGAATTTGGGGTCTTAGAGTATAAGACGGTGCAGTTCGACCACCAACACCTGCAACAAGAGAACTTCCAAGGCTCTGCGGTGGTGAACTACCCAGACAGCGACATTCCTTACACAAGGATTGTGGAACATAAGCACTTTGAAAGCACGCAGTCACCTACAACCTGGATAACCTACGAGACCCCCGTAGACTACACCCCACAGCAAGAAGCGATGTATCCGGTCAACGACCAGGCAAACAACGCCCTCTACGCCAGTTACAAGGCAAAGGCACAAGAGAGTGGGATTTTGTTAGGTGGTAGACTTGCCGAATACAAGTATTACGATATGCACCAAGTAATACGCTCCGCACTAGACTTTGTAAGCAAACTGTGAAATTAAACTTAGGCTCGGGCAAGGATTGGCGCAAGGACTGCATAAACGCTGACATCCAGCCGCAGAAGAAACCCGATTGGGTACTAGACATTACACAAGTCCCGTGGGGCGAGGTGATAGACACCCGCCTAGGGAAGTTCCCAGTAGAGAAGGGAATGGTCACCGAGATTATCGCCAACGATGTCTTGGAGCACATCCCAGACCTAGTATCCGCGATGACTAACTGCCGAGACTTACTCAAGCGCGGCGGTGAGATGCACATCCATGTGCCTTATGACCTAAGTCTAGGGGCATGGCAAGACCCGACTCATGTGCGGGCGTTTAACGAAAACTCATTCTTATATTACACAGATTGGCATTGGTATCTAAACTGGGAGGAGAAGTTCACCTGCACGCAGATGGGGTTCGAACTCTCAGACTTGGGACACGAGATGCGGGAGCAAAAGGTTCCCATAGGGAACATCATAAGAACCCCTCGCGCCGTAGATGCCCTGCAAGTCATACTCAAGAAGGATTGATATGTTACATGCCCTGTGGTCAGACATTAAACTACTCGTCAGCCGTATTCGTGCAAAACTAGGCTTATAATTGTTGTATAATAGTAACAACCGAACAACCCAAGAGGAATCGGATGCAGGGCGCAAAAACAATAGAATGGCTTGAAACCAAGGGGCTAATCCCTTACGCAAAGAACTCCAGAACCCACAGCGAGGCGCAAGTCGCGCAGATAGCGGGAAGCATCAAGGAGTTCGGGTTCAACAACCCCGTCTTAATAGACGAAGACAACGGAATTATTGCCGGTCACGGCAGGGTCATGGCGGCCCAGAAACTAGGCTTACAGGCCGTCCCGTGTATCAGGCTGGCTCACCTATCAGACACCCAGCGCAAAGCCTATGTGATAGCGGATAACCGCCTAGCGTTGAACGCAGGGTGGGACGACCAAATGCTTACGGTAGAGCTGCAAGAACTAGACAGCGAGTCCTTTGACCTGTCCCTGTTAGGGTTTGAGGCAGACGAGTTAAACGCCCTGTTAAACCCGATAAAGGAAACCGAGGGGCTGACGGACGAGGACGAGGTTCCAGAGGTTCCAGAAGAACCCAAGACTAAGACTGGAGACATCTACAAACTTGGACGGCACAGGTTAATGTGCGGGGACTCTACCAGCATAGACGCGGTAGAGAAGCTGGTGGACAGTAAGCAAGTGGACTTTATGTTTACAAGCCCTCCTTATAACGCAGGAGATTCCGAAAAACTGTCTGGGAATACGCATACGACTGATAACAAATACGCCACCTATCGAGACGACAAAACGCAGGGCGACTACCTTGATTTCTTATGCGGGTTTACAAACGCTTGGATGTGGTCAACAAAATGCATGGCGGTAAACATTCAACAATTGGCTGGCAATAAGATTGCTTTTGTAGAGTATTTAGAGAAATATAAGAACAATCTTGTTGACATTGCTATTTGGGACAAAAAACATGGTGCGCCGCAAATGGCAAGAAATGTAATGTCAAATAGGTTTGAATATATTGTTTTCCTTGCCCAAACAGAAAACCCGTCAAGGGCAATTCCAACGGCAGACTTTCAGGGAACCGTTCAGAATGTGTATGAAGGGCAACCAAACAGAAATAACGAGTTTTCTAAGGTTCATGCAGCAACTTTTCCTGTTGATTTTCCAGAATGGGCAATTAAGTCATTTACAAAGCCAACTGCAATAATTGGGGATGCTTTTGGCGGCACAGGGACAACAATGATTGCTTGTGAGAAGTTAGGGCGTACTAACTTCACCATGGAATTAGACCCCAAGTACTGTGATGTAATAGTAAAACGGTGGGAAGACTTTACCGGACAAAAGGCAGAACTTTGTAATTTATCGGAGATATAAAGATGGCAGAAGGAGTGGGCAGACCGGCTCACCAACCGACTGACCAGAATCGGCTTCAGGTCAAGACTCTGGCTGCGGTAGGTATCCGGCACGAAGATATAGCGGTAAAGCTGGGTATAAGCGCAGACACGCTTACAAAGTATTACCGCCAAGAACTAGACGACGGGCGGGTAGACGCTAACGCCCAGATAGGCAAGTCGCTCTACGAACAGGCTAAGAACGGCAACACCACGGCAATGATATTCTGGCTAAAGACCAGGGCGGGGTGGAAAGAGACGCAGGTAAACGAACACACGGGGGCTGATGGGCAGCCGCTAAAGATAAGCGTCGTCACGGGAATATGACCGAGGTAGTAGTTGAAACCGGATACAAGCCAAGGGCAGAGCAAAGACAGATTCACGATGCCGTGGAGAGTCACCGCTTTGTTGTGGTCGTGGCTCACCGCCGGATGGGAAAGACTGTGGCTGCGCTTAACCAGCTTATCCACGCCTCCTTGCAATGCGACAGAGAAGACCCAAGATTTGCCTACATTGCTCCGACTTACGGACAGGCCAAGCGGGTTGCGTGGGACTACCTATGCAACTTCACGAGACCGCTCAAAGCCGAGGCAAACATCTCGGAGTTGCGTGTAGACTTCTACGGCAGGAGAATACAGTTATATGGCTCAGACAACCCCGATTCTTTGCGAGGCCAATACTTTGATGGCGTTATTCTGGACGAGATTGGTGACCAGAACCCGAAGATATGGAACGAGATTATTCGTCCTGCTCTCGCAGACCGTATGGGTTGGGCGGTATTTCTAGGAACGCCAAAGGGTGCAAACCATTTCAAGGATTTTAGAGACCGAGCAGAGAAGGAGCCAGAGTGGAAGTTACTGGAGTTCAGGGCTTCGCAAACGAACATACTTGCAAAAGAGGAACTGCTCGCTGCTAAGAAAGAAATGGGCGATGATAAGTATGCCCAGGAGTTCGAGTGTTCCTTTGACAGTCCGGTTGAGGGCGCGTATTACGCTGCTACGCTTAACGGCTTGCC